TGCGTCGATCAGGTCTTGCGGTTCCATTGTCGGAGTCACTCCCAGAGCAGTCCTTCACCGTTTTCGGTCATCAAGTAATCGCCGTCTTCAGTCAACAGTCGAAATTGAATCGTCTGTGGATTGAGCAGAAAATAGTTCAGCGCCTCAGACGCTGACGTCACCGTCGTGAACGTGTTAGCCAGTGCAATCAAACGCCCCGAGATCGGGCTTGACGGGATGCTGTAAAAATCGCACAAGCTGTGCAGGTCGCCGTTGAAGTCGTAATCGCTGCCAGTAAGGTTGCGAATTGACTGCTGCAGCGTTCCCATGAGGGTTTGTGTTGTCATGTCGTCCTCACTTCAACATGCGTAATTTGTAAAGCGTGGTCTGGTACAGCTTCACGATCTCATCGATCGTGTTCTGCAGTGCCGTCTCGCTCTTCTCGCAGACCTGGTAGCGGTTCTTCTCGATCCACTCCATGTGCGACTCGAGCTCGCCGGCGACGTCGTCCTGTAAGTCGCACTTGTCGATCGCGACCGTCAGGCGCTTGCCGTAATAGCCCTGGTACTGCTCCACAAACGTGTCCATCAGGTCGCTCAGGCCCTCGTAAAACTCACCCAGCGCCATGTGCTTGCTGAAGCTGTCGGTGGCCCAGTGCGCGACGTGGCCCAGGGACCTGGACTTGACCAGCAGCGAGGCAAAATCGTTGGCTTTTTCCATCTCTTACCTCACTGCATCGGTGGCATCGGGCCCTGCACGGGCGGCATCGGGGGCGCCGCCGGAGGCAGCTGAGGCTGCGGTTGCATCATGCCCATCTGCATCGCCTTCATGCGTGCGTCCATCTCGGTGTTGGCGGCCTTGGCCATCCGCTCTTTAGCGCCGGCCTGCTTCTCAGCGACCTCGGCCTGCTGCATCGGGCTCGGGCCCGGGGGCTGGATGCCTTGCTGCTTGAGCCCGCTGATCGCCTGGTCAAGGATCGACTCGATCTGGGTGCTGACGCGGAACTTGCTCACGCTCCACTGCAGCAACGACAGCAGCACGGGCGCGGCGCCGGGTACTTGCTGAGCCATCGGTGCAACCTGGCTGATAAACGCCCCCAGGCCCTGCATGAACTGCACCGCGGCGTCACGCTCGGCGGCCCAGTCAAGTGCGGCCATTGAGTCGGCCTCGACGTTCACCCGGTACTCGGCCATCTCCTGGTCCTTGAGCAGCTGAATCGCCTGCATCGCCAGCTGCGCGTCGGGGGTGCGCTCGATGTTGCTGCGCTTGATGATCGTTTCGGGTTGCCAGTGCTTGCAGATGATCTCGGCCTTAATGCGCAAGGCGTGGCTGATCCACTCGGCGATATAGAACTGCATCAGCTGGATGCGGGTGCTACCGAACTGGGCCTTGATCTGCTGCGCCGTGGCCGTCTCGCTGGCCCTGGAGCTGCCGCGCATCACGTCGGAAATACCCAGGACCTCGTAGATCTGCATGACCTTGTCCTGGCGGTACTGGCGCAGCTGATTGATCGCGTTGACCACGGCCTCGATCGGTACCCAGTCCACCTGGCCCTTGATCCCGCCGCGCTCAGCAAACAATGCCCAGTTATCGACCGGGATCAGCTGGTTCTCGGTGCCCTGGTTGAAGACGCGCTGGATGCCCTCGGCGCTCTTGTCGTAGACGCCGACCACCTTAGCCGCACGGGTCAGCCAGGTGATCCGCGTGTTGATCTCATCAAGCTCGTTGAACTGGTCCTGGGCAAAGATGTAGTCAGCCCGGGGCATGAAGTTGCTCGATGTGACGTTGGCCGCGACTGGCTTGGGGCACGGGAAGAAGCCCTCGAGCTGCAGCGGGTCGTCCTTGACGTCGAGAATGACGTCGGTGCCGTCGGAATACCAGTAGACCTTCTTGTTCTCCTTGCACCAGATCTCGAACACCTGGGCCTTGTTCCAGGGGTCGTATTTCGGGGAGTCGTCGCGGGTGTCCTTGGGTCCTGACTTGCCCAGCGGGACCACGTTGGCGATCTCTTCACCAAAGCGCTCGACCAGCTGATCCTTGGTCATGTAGACACGCCTGGCGACCCAGCGGACCTCGGCCCAGGTGCGTGCCGGTGACCAGAAAAAGTCGCGCCAGTGGATGTAGTCGCAGGGGGCGTCCTCTTCGACAATCTGCTCGGCCTCCTGCGCGGGCGCGAGCTCCATGCCCGTCATCGGGTCGATCTGTGCCGGGATCGTGTAGGGCTCGGTTTCGACCTCGTAGCGCAGCCAGATCTGGCCCAGTCCGACCACCAGCCAGTCCTCGATGCCCTGGCGCACTGACGCGTCCCACTGGCTGACGTCCTCATCAAAGCCACGGTTGAGCAATCGCTGCAGCATCGTGCCGGCGACGCGCGCGACGTCGTCTTCGTAGTCCTGATAGGTCCTCGAAACGTCGGCCTTGGGCGGCCTGGCGTACAGCATCGACATCAGGACTTTGGTCGTTGACCAAAAAAGGTTCACGCGGGACTCGTCCTTGCCCCAATCGTCGCGCTTGTCCAAGAACCGGTGCGTGATCCTCGTTGCGTCGTCGTGAAACTTCGTGAGCTCTTGCTCGGCTGCTTTGATTTCGGTGCCCCAGCGCTGCGCTAACCCGATCGGGGTGCTCTCAAAGTCGCTGGCGCTTGTGATCGTTGCCTCGTTCATCCAATCCTCGCGTCTTCCCTGGGCGCCGTGTCCCAGATGTCGTTCAGCGCAAAGGCGTAATGGGCCCCAGGCTTGACGGCTGGTGCGATTTTATGCCCGCGTTGTGTTTTCCTCGTCGCTGGGCGCGCAGCCAAGGCCAGGTACCGGAAGGCGTCCGCGGCGTGCGAGTGCTGGTCGTGGCGCGGTTTTGATCGGAAGGTCTGGGTTTTCTCATCGAACTCGCGCATGTACGCCCTCAGGTGCTCGACACCGTCGTAGGTCGGCTCTTCATCAAAGTAACACCGCGGCAGGGTCAGCCTGGCGGCCTCGATGCCGTCTTGCAGGCTCATTTCCGGCACCAAGTTGGGCCGAATGCCTTGCAAAAGGAACTGCTCGATGATGGATTTTCCGGTCTGCAGTGACTTTGCGCGGGCGTCATGGGGCAAAAAGATGCCCTTGGGGTTGACCAGGTAGGGCCGGTTCTTGATCCAGTCGATGTAGTGCTGGATCGGCTGGTTGTCGGCCTCGTAGAAGTCCACCACGCGCAGCCCGTCGTAGGTTTCCTGCCAGGCCCACCAGCTGCAGCTGTCGGTGTAGCCCAAATCCGCGGCCAGGTTGACCGGAAACGCCTGGTCAAGCGGGTGCTTGCCGATGCGTCCCTCGGCGTAGGCGTCACCGATCTGCTTGGCGTAGTACGCGCCAGGCACCGCGGCGTCGAAGTTGCACTCGTACTCGACCGCGTAGGCCTCGTCGGTCATCTGGGCCTTGGCGTCGCGCAGCTCGTCGGGGTGGATGATGTTGGTCTTGCTGGCCGGGAGCTCAAGCAGCAGGTGCGTCTCAGGATTTAAGCGCGCCTCTTCCTTCAGGTTCCAGAACAGGTTCTTGCCGCGCGGGGTGCCAGCGAAGATCGCCCAGCCGCGCCGGTCAGAGAGCGCCGGGCGAATCACCGTGTACCAGGCAGACGGGCGCATGTCGCCGACCTCATCGAGCACCGCGCCGTCAAAGTACATCCCGCGCAAAGCGTCGTAGTTGTCGGCGCCCGCCACGTAGATCGTTGACTCGTCCTTGTGCCCGTTGTGGATTGTGATCTTTAGTTCGCTTTCGTTGGGAGACTTAGACCAAAACGGCTTGGTCAGATCCTTCATGTAGCCCCAGGCGACGCGCTTGGCCTGGTCGCGCTGCGGGGCCAGGTACGCGAACTGCGGCTTGGGCAGCGCTGTCTCGAGCGCCCCGATCACCAGGTCAGCGCACATGGCCACGGTCTTACCGCAGCGCCGGTGCGCGACCACCACCGACCAGCGCGCCTTGCGGTTGTGCAGCGGCAGGAACACGCTGCGCGGCTGGTACTCCTGCAGGTTCAACGCGCGACGCCGTTCAGCCTGTCCGCGACCAGCTTGGCGTAGCCAGCAATGTCCACCCAGCTGTCGGCGTAGTCGGGGTCGCCGTTTACGATCCGGCCGATCTTGTGGCAGATCATCTCGAGCGCCTCGACCTGGTCGTCCTGCAGAACCTTGTCGCGGGCCTTGAGTTGCTGACGGATCACGGTCTTGAGCGTCTGCGTGACCTCGGCGTGGTGCATGAAGATGCCGTAGCGGCCGCCGCGCTCGTTCAATGTCTTGAGTAGGGTGTCGTTGCTCATAAAGGCCCTCAGAGCGATTTTCTTAACGGGTTAAGGGGTTGACATCACCCGAGGCGCGATCGTGCGCTGTGGCGCGTTCTGAGCGGTCCTGGAGGGTGTTGCGCATCGTGGGCATTTGAAAAAAAGGCTGGTAGGGGGTACAGAGAGTGGGCGGGGGGCCCCGGCTCTCGCTAGCCCCCCACCCCCGGCTCGAAGGGGGGATGGGGGTCGCGCGCGGCCTCGGGCCCGGCCTGGTCGGCAGGCTGTGCCGCCGGTTGCGGATCGACAATCCGGTACACACCCTCACTTTCCTGTTTGAGATCAAGCACTTGCGTCGGTGCGTGCTGCAACTGTGTCGCGCCTGTGCCAATCTGCCGGCCGCCGAGCCAGCCGAGCTCGAGTTTGATGCCGCCATCGACCTGCGCGTTCAGCTGCACCGGCACAAACCTGTTGACGACCGACGCGAAGATCTGCCGGTCGCCCAAGCCGCCCTTGGCGCGCTCGATCAGCCAGCCCGCCAGGCCCTCTGGATGGCAGGCGCCTGGCTGCACGGCGGCCTCGATGGCCGCCTTGATCGTCATCGTCACGCGATTGGTTGAGCCCTTCGGCCGCCCTGGCCCCGGCGGCAAGTCGCGCCCGCGCCGCATCGGCGCCGCCACTTTCGCCTCAGTTTCTTTAACTGCCAGCATCGTTGCGTTTACCTCACCATATTCCGTTTATCTCAACCCGATCTTGCCATATTGCCCAACCGAGTTCCCATACTGCGTAAGCGAACGTAGCGGCCACCACTGCCCCAATCACCCAGAAAAACGTTGCCCCAAGCTGCCCAAGCGTCAGCTGGCCCAGCGCCGTGGTCGCTGTCTCACGCAAGCACTCCCAAGCGTTAAACCCCATCCACGCAGCCCCCACCCCCGACACTGTTGCTATGGCTAAACAACTCACCCACTTCACAAACTTCTTAAGCCACTTAATCATGCTCAGCCCTCCTTTTGCACGCACCCTCATGCTGTCAGCGGCGGCCGCGCACGACCATTGGACATTGGTCGCACGCACTGCACGCACGTACCCCACACCCCTACAGGGTGAGTGTGCGTGCAACCTGCAGCAGGCCTAGACGGCCCCCTTTGAGGGGGGCCCGTCGTCTAGGCCGACCCTGCTGCACCCAGCCTGCACTCACAGGTGCGTGCAAGGTGCGTGCGGTGCGAGCAAACAAAAAGCCCGCCAATCGGCGGGCCCGTACTTGTCTGCAAAGTCCGACTTATTCGTCTTCTTCGGCAAACTCGTCCTCGTCCTCATCGTCTTCCGCGTCTACTTCTTCTTCCTCGTCCTCGGCCTCTTCCTCGACCTGGTCGCGCGCCTCAAGTGCTTCGTAAAGGCGGTCGTACAACTTGCCCAAACCGGTGTTGATTTCCTGCTCGCCAACCCAGTCAACGATCTTGTCAAACTCTTCCTCGGTGAGATCGATACTCACAAATGCGTCTTCCATGTCAATATCCTTTCAGTTAATGATTTCGCCGCGAAAATGAGCCCTTCCATTGATGATTTCTACTAACTCTGGTTGGATAAGCTCACCACTATTGTCATAAGTGAGGATTGCAAATCCTTGACACCAAAAGTTTGGGCCGTCTTCCATGTACCTAAATGGTCCATCGCTCGGGTCCGCGAGCATCCCAGTGGCCACGCCCCACTTGCGCCCGGTGTAGTCACCGATCGGTTTGATTTCGAGCTGGTGCGTATGCCCGCAAACCATCGCCGTCAGGCCCGAGCGCAGTACATTGTTGTAGGTCGAGTGAATGCCCGAGTGCAGCCGGTGCTTCACCATCGTGTTCCCGTTGATCAGCACCGACCAGCTGGTGGACCACTCAGGCAGGTGGTCCTGCAGCCGCGTCCCGCCAATGTCTCGGTATTCGGGCACCATGGCCGCCAGGCGCTTGTCAAACCTGATGCAGTGGTTTCCTATGGTCCGGTGCAAGATCGCGCCCCTGGCGGCCTTTCTGACCTCATCCATGCGCTCGATGACCGCGTCGAGCTCTTGCTTAAGCGTTGGCCTGGTTTCCCATCCGATGGGGTCGTGCTTGTGGATCGAGCCGCCGTCGAGGATGTCGCCGTTGGCGATCACTAATTTTGGTTTGAGCTGCTTAATCAGTTTAAGCAGCGCTTTGTGACCGATCGAGGGCTCGCCTGGCATGTAGTGCGCGTCGCTAAAGATGACCACGACGCCGCTGATGTCCGCGATCGAACGCACTTTGTCGTGCGGATGAAAAATCCTTGTCTCGATCTTTGGCGCGTCTTTGCAACGTAAGTCGTTAGTGGTGGGCAGCTGGGTTTGCAGCCGATTT